CGCCGCCCACCGAGGCGCACGAGACGCCCGCGCTGGCGGCCGCCGCCGAGGCCGTGGATGCGCGCGCGGAGCAGATGGGGCGTCCGGCGCTCCGCCCGGTCACGATCACCGACGAGCAGCGGGCGCAAGCAGCGGCGTGGGAGGCCGAGCAGCAGCAGGCCCGCGACCTCGCGGCGCGGATGGAGGCCGACGCGATGGAGCGCGCCCGTGCGCTCATGGCCGAAGACGCGAACCGCCCGCGCATCTACCACACCGACTTCGACCGCTACGCCGACCTGCGCGACCGCCGATTGGGCGGTGAACGCCTCAACGCCGCCGACGCCGCCTTCCTCGACCGCTTCGAGGCCGAGTACGTGACGGCCACCGGCACCAGCTAACACAAACCGGCGAGCGCGGGGTCTGCCCTGAGAAAGCACCCCGCGCCCGCCATCTCACGGTCGCACCGCAAGTCTACGGCGCGGCCACGTCTCTCACCATCCAAAACCGATAGAGGTTTTCCATGAGACATACCACGGTCGTGACAGACAACGTCACCCGCTTCCGCCTCGCCATGGGCAACGCCATCAACCGGCCGCAGGGCACGGAGGGCATGGTCATCCTGTGGGGCCGCCCCGGCGAGGGCAAGTCCACCGTCATCGTCGACGTGGCGCTGCGATTCAACGCCATGTTCCTGCGGGCCACGTCGGCATGGACGATGACGACGATGCTGCAGGCGCTCTGCCGCGAGCTTCAGTTGCCCACGTCGAGCCGCCGCCAGCAGATGATGGACGCTATCATCGAGACGCTCTCCGACGTGAAGCGCCCGATCATCGTCGACGAGGCCGACTACCTGCTGCGCGGGCGGGGGGACATGATCGACGCGCTCCGCGACATCTACGACATGACGGGCGTGCCGGTCGTGTTCGTTGGGATGGAGGAGTTCAAGAAGCGGCTTCGCAATCTCGGCGGCGGGCGATTCATGCGCCGCCTCACCCAGTGGGTGGAGTTCTCCGGCCTCACGCTTCCCGACACGCGCCTCGTAATCGACACGCTGTGCGAGATAGCCGTGGACGACGACCTCGTGCAGCATGTGCACGACCGGTGCGAGGCCAACATCGGGCGCATCGTGATCGCGATCTCGCGCATCGAGGCGGCGGCCAAGGCGTCTTCCCCGGCGCTTGCCCGCATCGGGCTGGAGGATTTTGGCAAGAAGACGCCGCTGTGGCTCGACCACGTTTCGCCCACCGTAACCCGCCGCGCCGCATGAAAACGACCGCACAACAGCGGGCGTGGCAGGCGATGATAAGCCTTGGAAGGTTCACTGCTCGCGACGTCGAGGCAACGGCCGCCATTTCTCACGCATCTGCTGAACGCGCGATCGCGCTCTGGCTAAGGACAGGGCAGATCGAGAGAGTAGGGGAGCAAGAAGGTGCTTTGCGCGGGCGTATGGCCGTGTACGAGTGCGGCACGACTGCGCCATCATTCGAGCCTCCTCCTGCAGAGCCGGACGCGAGGCAGCGCGCGTGGACGGTCATTCGGATCAAGCGCGTCTTTTCGGTGCCCGACCTCATCGCCCAGGCGGGTATGTCGCAGAGCAACGCCGAGAAGTTTGTGAGCCAGCTTCGGAAGGCCCGGTACTTAGCCTACGAGGGCCGCCGTCAGCCCAATGGCACGCCCGGCAGCTACCGCCTCTACCGCCTTATCCGTGACACCGGGCCATCGGCCCCGGTTGTGAGCGCTCCCAGACGTCGGAAGGCGGAGGTGCGCCATGGATGACGCCCTCGACTGGATGCGCCTGCTGCGCGAAGCCGTCGACGCGGCCAGCGGCACGGCCGTCGCCAAGCGGCTCGGCTACTCGCCCGCCGTCGTCAGCCAGGTGCTCAAAGGCAAGTACGCCGGGCGCACCGACCTCGTGCGCCAGCGGGTGATCGAGGTCTACGGCGCGACGTCCGTGCCATGCCCCGTCCTCGGCGAGATCCCGCTCTCCCGCTGCGCCGCCGAGCGCATCCGCCCCTTCGCCGCCACCAATCCGCTTCGGGTGCGCCTCTGGCAGACCTGCCCGGCGTGCCCCTTCAACCCCAACTGCAAGCCATGAACCAGTCCCCAACCCCTAACGACATCCGCGCCGAGGTCATCCGTCTGCTTGAGGAGATGCAGGACACCCTCTACGACCTCTTTGGCCTCGATCGCTTCGCCGTCGAAAACGCCGACGACCTCGACGACCTCCCCCTCATGGAACTGCACCTCGACGGCGAGGCGCAGTGGGAGGCGCTGCACCAGATCGACACGCTCCTTGACCGCGCTGCTGCGCTGGGCGCGCTCTACGCCTCGCCGCACCTGCTGGGCAGCCCGTCGGTGGCGATCAACATGATGGGCACCCGCTTCCGCGATGCCCTCACGAGCATCGCCGACCAGCTCGACGCGGCCCGCGCTGAGCAGATCCTCGACCCGTCCAGCCGCCCGGAGGAGCTTCGCCCCAATGCCTGAGACCCTCGCCCCACCGGCGGACGAACGCGTCCCCTACAAGACCACCGTCGTCGACGTGTCCGGCGCGGGCGTCGTGCGCGCCGTCGAACGCCTCCGCCCGGAGCCGAACGACATCCTGATCCTGCGCACGCAGCCCTTCGTCCAGATCGGCGAGACGGCGCTGATGTGCTCGCTCGTGAAGGGCTGGCTCGAAGAGCGCGGCCTCGACGGCGTGCTCGTGCTGATAGTGCCGGAGTCGTCCGGCATCACGCTCGCGCAGCTGGCCAAGGCCGCCCGCGAGACAGTGGAAGCGCTGCTGCCGACGAGCTACGACCGGCTGCACGCGGCCGTCAAGAAGATGGCCAAGACCCGTGCCGCCGCCGCCGAGGATGCCCGCGAGGGCCGCACCTACGACCTGACGGCCTACCACGACGATGCCCGCGCAGTCGTGGACGTGGCGTGCCAGATCTGGCCCGGCCTCTCCCGCTGAACCCGTACGGGGTCTTTATCGGCCCCGTACACCTCCCTTTTGAACCATGCCAACGCTCCTTTTTCTGGCCCTTGTGGTGCTCGTGGTGGTCGTTCCGATGCGCAAGAAGCGCCGGGCACCTCTTCCTCCCGTCACCGACGACGACGTGTTCCAGTCGATGCGCCAGCGCCTCGGCAGCGGCGAGCCGATGAGCAATGCCGACCTCGCCTACTGGGCAGACCGCTACCAGGCCAAGTGCCTCGGCTTCTGGACAGGCCACAGCTTCGAGGACTACCTCCACGCCCCGATGCTGGTCGAGGACGCTGCCCGCCACGAACAGCAGGTGCTCGTCTTCGGCAAGGCTGCGCGGCGCACCCGGTTGGTGCGGGATGGCGTGATGCCGCCCGTGCTCGAAACGCTCACCCGTAGCCGCAACTGAGCCATGGCCGACGTGACCATCCCACAGCGGCGCGACCTCAAGCGCGAGGACGTTGACCGCCGCCCGCGCTGGATGCGCTGGGCCGAGCAGCAGATGGAGACCGGCTGGCGGCTGGTCGTCTTCCACGCCCGCGCCGAGGCGTGGTGGGAGCGCGGCGCAAGCCGCACGCCGGTGTCCTACCGTACGGCCTGCCGCATCGAGCAGGACATGCCCGCGCCGCCCGCGCCCGCGCCGTGGGCCGCTCCTGCCGCCGCGCCGCCGCCCGTGCCGGTGCCGAGAGCGGTGCTTCACACCTACACCGATCCGGTGAGCGGCGTCACGATGCGCACCAAGACGCCTGCCCGGGTCGTCGGGGAGGCGATGGCGCTCTACCGCACGGGCGCGCCGATGGCCGACATCGAGACCGCGACCGGTGTGCACCCGAGCACCATCGCCGAATGGGTGTCGCGCCTCGGCGTGACGCACCGGCAGCCGGTGAAGCGTCCGGCCGAGGCGCATGCGTCGCGGGGGATGGGCCTCGTCTACCACGACGCCGAGACCGGCCGGACGATTCGGGTGCGCTACCCGCCCTCGCTTGTGGGACGTGCCCTCGCGCTCTTCCGCGACGGGCACACCCACGCCGAGGCCGCCGAGATCGCGGGGGTGCCCGCCACCGCGCTCAGAAACTGGTGCACGCGACTGGGCATCCGCCGCCGAGCACGCCGTGCGCTGCAAGACCTCGTACCGTCATGATCGCCACGCCAACGCTCTTCGATCCGCCGCCGGCGTCCGAGCCGGAGCCGCTGCCGGAAGATGCTACGTGGGAGCAGCGTGCCCACGCCTTCCTCGACGCCCACCCCGAGGTGTACGACGCCATCGTACGCATCGCCCGGCAGCTCAAAGCACGGGGCTACGCTCGCTACTCCATCAAGGGCGTGATGGAGATCGTGCGCTACCTGCACGAGGACGGCGCGAAGCCCGACGCCGCCGAGCCCTTCAAGCTCAACAACAACTACTCCGCGACCTTCGCCCGCGTGGTGATGGCGCGCGAGGACGACCTCAAGGACTTCTTCCAAACCCGCAAAGCGGGGGAGTAAACCAGACATGACCATCACGCTCGACGACAAAATCCGTGCGCTGCGCCGTGAGATCGCGATGCGCTACCGCGTCTACCCGAACCGCGTCGCCGATGGGCGGATGACGCAGGCTGACGCCGACCGCGAGATCGCGATTGCCGAGGCCATCCTCCAAGACTACGTGGACGAGAAGGCCCGCCGCTCCGCTCCGCAAGCCACCCTCGACCTCTGATCCACGACTATGGAAAAGCCTCTTCTCTGGATTGAGCGTGCCGAGCCCCAGTGGGCAGGCCGCGTCTCGCCACTCGGTCGTCGAATCCATGCCCTTCTGGACTTGTGGGCGCTCGGTATCTACCACATCTCGCACGAGGTACGCCATAAGCGTGTGGACTGGTCGAACCCGAACTGGATAGAGATTGTCGTGCGCGATGGACTGTCTACGTTCGATAGTGACGGCCTCACGCGCCTTGTTCTGCTGGCGCACGATCACGCGCTGCGCGTGGAGGTCGAAGCCGCAGCGCATGGCTACCTGCGGCTGGTGATGCACGGGCGGTCGCACAAAGAAAAGAGCCTTGCCCGCCATCACCCAACGCTTGAAGATGCCGTCGCTCGGCACCGCAAGCACCACCCCGTCACATCTCTATGACCAACCCTAACCGAAACAAGGAAATCGCCGCCATCCAGATCGGCTGCAAACAGATCTTCGGCGCGGACGAGGACGCCCGCCGCGCCTTCCTCGAGGAGACGACGGGCAAACGCTCGACCAAGGACCTGACCGCCGACGAGCGCCGCAAGGTGCTGGAGACGCTTCGGGAGAACGGCTTCGCCCGCACCCGCGAGCGCGTCCGCATCGACCCCGACGGCGACACGCCGCAGGTGCAGATGATCAAGCAGCTGTGGCTGACGCTCTGCCAGAAGGGCGCGGCCAAGAGCGACGAGATGGTGGCCCTGAACGCGTGGATCAAGCGCCAGACGGGAATCGACCATGTGCGCTGGCTCACGCCCGAGCAGGCCAGCCGCGCCATCGAGATGCTCAAGGCGTGGCTCGGCCGCCTGCGCTCCGGCACCCGACGTCCTGGCACACGCCGCGCCGCCTGACTCCTCCGCCCGCCCCTTCTCATGCCCCGCCGCCCTGCCGCCCCGCCTGCGCTGCCGCTCGACTTCGACGGCTGGCCGCGCATTGAGCGCCAAGACCTCACCGACTGGCTTGCCGAACTCGCCGACGTGGCCGGGTTGGAGGCCGTGCGGTTTCTCGTGACACGCTTTGGCGACGAGCAGCTGAGCGTGCCCAAGACCTACCGCGAGCACAAGCTCCCGGTTTGGCTGGAGGAGACCCGCGACCTCCACTCGGCGGCGCTGGTGAAGACCATCATCCGGCTCTTCGGCGGAGCCAACGTCCACATGCCCAGCCCCGTGCCGCTCCACCAAGCCGTGGAAGACCGCGAGATCCGCGCGCTCTACGACGGGCGCAACGCGGGCGACCTGGCGCGGCGCTACCGGCGCAGCCGCCGCCACGTGAAGGCCATCGCCCTCGCACGATCGTGATGCACCTCGGGCCGTGCGGGTTGTTTTGACCGCGCGGCCCGGTTTTGTTTAGCGGCCTACCACCAACCGGCTCACCTCCGCTCGAAAGAGGTCTTCGCGGACGTAGGCTTCTGATTGGAGCGAGAGGCCAAGCCGGGTGATCTCCTCGGCGGTCTTGCCGCTCAACATCGTGCGAAGGTTCTTCCGCGTCAAGTCGCTGATGGAATCGGCTTGCGGTGTGTCGTGGAAGCGGACAGTCGCCTCGGTGTACGCCGGATCGTAGTTGGTGTACTTCACCAGCGCAGCGTAGGCCCGGTTGAATGCATCGGCTTCCTCAATCGAAAGCCCCTGCTGCACCTTGTCGAGGGACTTGATGTACGCGCCGTCGCTGCTCGTGTCGATCCGGGGAGCGCATCCGCAAAGCGCAAGAAGACTAAGGCAGAGCAGGCCACGCATAGAACCGTCAGGTAGTTTGACACAGGGCGTGTAATCTACGTCCGGAGCCACCTGTTCTTTCCTTAAAACGGTGCCCGGACGAAGATGGCGTCGAACGCCTTCCGACGCAGAGTTTCTGCTTCGTCTCTTAGCGAGTCGCCACGCAACACAACCTGTTCAGCGGTCAAGCCATCCAGCATCTCACGCAAGCGCCGATTGACGCCTGCCGAGTCGTTGGCTGGGACTTCGCCGTACCGCGTTGTCTCGCTGCGCACGGCCCAGGCGGCCGAGTCGAAGGCCGCGATTATCGTAAAGACAGCATAGCCGTCTCTAAAGGCCCGCTTCTCTTCAGGCGACAGAGACGCTTGAACGTCTCCAAGCGAGCGCCGAAAGGCGGTGGGACTTGACCCATCGATCCGTTCGGCGCATCCACAGAGCGCGAGAAGGCAAAGGCAGAGTAGCCCACGCATAGAACCGCCATGCAGTTTGACACCGGGCGTGTAATGTACGTCCGAAGTCCCCGCCTGCTGATTCCGCATCCGTGCGGGTGAACGGACGATAGCAAAGGCCCGAAACTGGCCCCTGCCTCTACTCAAGGCGGGGGCCTTTTCCATTCGCTATGCCTGCCACACCCGACACCCTCATCTACCGCGACCGCGTCTCCGAGGCGTTCGCCCGTAAGGTGTGCCGCATCGCGGCCACGCTTGGCATGGACGCCGACCACCTCATGGCCGGAATGTTCTTCGAGACGGGCGGCACGTTCTCGCCGTCGGTCAAGAACCCGCGTTCGTCGGCCACCGGCCTTATCCAGTTCATGAACGCCACGGCGCTGAAGCTGGGCACCACCACGCCCAAGCTCGCGGCGATGACGGCGGTAGACCAGCTCGACTACGTCGAGGCGTACTTCCGCCCCTACGCGGGCAAGCTCGCCACCGTCGAGGACGTGTACATGGCCATCCTTTGGCCGCGCGCCGTCGGCAAGCCAAGCACCTACGTCCTCTGGAAAGGTGCCGACGGCGCGGCGTACCGCGTGAACGCGGGGCTTGACCTGAACAAGGACGGGCGCGTGACGAAGGCGGAGGCTGCGGCGCGGGTGCGGCGCATCTACCTCGACGGCCTGTACCGGGCCGGGAGGGCTGGACGATGATGGCGCTTCCGATCCTTCTGGCGCTTGCCGCTGTGGCCTGCCTCGCGGTGGCCGTCGTGCTGGCCGTGCGCCGCCCGCTCGCGCCCGGCCCCCGCACGAAGGTGTGGAGGCGCTCCAAGACCCTGTGGCTGAACGTGGCCACCATCGTGGCGGCGGGCGTGGCCATTGTGGAGGCGAGCACCGGCGACTGGAAAGCCGAACTGCAGCCGTGGGGCTACTACCTGCTGGTGGTGGCCCTCGCAATGACGAACGCAGCGCTCCGGCTCATCACCACCAAGGGCCTCACCACCGATCCCGACGACCAGTAATGCGCTTCGAAGAGTTCGTACAGCCGGCTCC